ACAAAATAATAAATTCAAAAATAAAAATATAATAAAATAAGAGAATACTATATAAAGATAAGGTAAAACCGGTTTTAAGGCTTGGAAATGGCCTCTAAAAATAAACGGAGGGACTATATCATACAGTTTTCAGAAAGAGAATGAATAAATTCATTCTCTCAACACAAATTTCACATCACATTCTACGAAACATAAACAAACAAATAAAAAAAGGGGTGGTGCACAACGCCACCATAAAAAAGTATTTCTTATGAAAACGATTCGATTTCGTCCTGATTATAGTCAGGAGCGAACGAATATTCCAGGGGCTCTCGCAGTATCCAGTCTCCCATAGCGATATAGGTAGGGAGCTTGATATCGTACTGGGCGACTTCAAATGTTGCATTGGTGATTATACGGTCACGCAATGCATCATAATAAGCACGCCCGTGCTGGTATGCGAAGCGGAGGGCGTTCAAAACATTTTCGCGGGTTTGAACAGCAGTTGGTTGGGTTGATGAGACCCAATTTAGAAGGGATGAGATAACAGAAGGTTTTATAGCGCCAACATAGCGGCGTTTAATATCATCCCAACGCGGATTTAATTTCAAAAAATAGGTTGAAGTTAAAGGTTGCCAGTGGAGATCAGGAATAGCCTTATCATCTGAGGTTACGGATATACCGAAAGAATTAAAAGCCTCAGTGACAAAAGCGGGATTCAAGATATCTTCCCAGCCGGGGGCGACGGTGGCAAGTCCATCATCGCCTAAAATTAAAAGCCCGAAAAGTTTGAAGAACGAATCGGGGGAGGGATCTACGACGGAAAGTAATTTAGGATTACTTTTAATAACTTTTACAAAGTGCGAATACAATACAAGAGTATTTCCGATCGAATTCAGTTCAGTTGTTCCGAATTCACCGGACTTCATTCCGCCAATCACAGTATAGGCGGCGTCCTGGTAGATCAATTGACATTCCGTAACAGCGGTATAATAGTTACGAAGAAGTTTCACCTCATCAGAAGGGAGTTTTTCCCCTCGACTAGCATAAGCTAATCGGTACATTTCAATAACAAAGTCACGAACTGCGTAACGATGGAGTGGTGAAACGGATCCGTCAAGATTTTTACAATCCCATGCGATAGTTTGGGGATTGTGTACTTGGGCCACATTCAACAATCGTCGGATCATGTGATCATAATCTTCAGATTCCAGATTGAGGCCCATAGCAACAGGACAATCATAGATAGAAGAGGTTTTTATTTTCGCGAATAGAGCTTGATGTATCATTCGCGAGAAAACCTGAAATTCAAGAGGAGCCATGGAAACAAAGCGAGTTTTCTCTTTAGTCACGGAGACGAGTTCGTCTTTAAGAAATTGACCAAATTGAATTCTCGATATATCTCCACGAATCAAGTCATCTTTCAAGTTTTTCAGTTCATACGCAAAACGTGGTGACATTCGAAGTTCACCAGTGAGGTCATCTCGCCAGATAAAATCTTTCTTACCTTTCTTAACATTAAAGGCACATCGTGGCAAGCCGGCAGATTTATTAAGATCCATAGGATTGGACCCTTCATAAAAGTGGCCCTCAATGGATTCCATCTCAGTTTTAAAGCGTAGATTAGTTGCGCGCAATTTTACAAACATATAGGTAGCAAGTTCTTTAGCGCGTTTAGATAGTTCAGAGGAATCTAGAAGAGGAGGATTCCTATTATATTTATTTAAGCCAACGGAGGCGAAATGAGGAGTTCCGTTAGCTATTTTTTCTCTCCAAATTTTGTTCAGGGCCAGAGGGGCAGGTTGAACTTCATTAGGCAAAACTTTATTATGAAGTGGAGAAGGAGAAAAATTAGATTTAGGTGGTGTCATTAGTGGTGGTGAATACATACCATCAAGCGGGACTGTTGATAATCTAGCAATAACATGATCATCATCAATAGGTGGTAAATCATTTTCAACAATTGATAAAGTTGAAACAGGACAGTCCATATTTGAGATATGATATTCAAGTTCTTCTTTAGTAACAGTAATAACACAGAAGCGGGACTGGTTCATATGTCCAATTCCTCGGGAGCGCATTCCTCCATAATGGCCAGAACCAACAAAGATTCCGACTATAGCTTTACTTGAAAGTTGAGGATCACAGTGGTATACTCCCGAACCAGACAAACCGGAATAAAAATCTTCAAGGTCTTCAGTTCTTCCAGTCACCATCATCTTAGTTGACATATGTGATTCAGAGGTTAGATCAACAGAACGAGGTACAAGTTTTCCATCAGAATTTACATCGTTATAAACAACTGGTAAGTTAAGCTCACCAGCTGGTTTAAGGCCGTCAAGAGCAGCAACAGGACGGTCAAAAGAATAAGCTCCGGTCTTTTCATCAATACGCAATTTATTTGATGCCAGATAACAATCAATAGATGGAATTTGATTAGGCTCATTACCAATACGAGAAAGATCTTCTTGTGTAATGAAATGGTTCACAATATTACGAACATTTCTAGCACCAGGCAGTGAGATCAAGCATTTATCTCCTGATGAAAATTTACGGAT